ACGACAACTTCCACCTTCGCGGCTTGATGACCGTCAAAGACATCATCAAAGCAACCGAACATCCGTATGCTTCCAAAGACAAACACGGCAAACTGCTTGCCGGTGCTGCTGTCGGCGTCGGAGCCGGTACGGAAGAACGTGTCGAGCTGCTGGTTGATGCCGGTGTCGACGTCTTGGTTGTTGACACAGCCCATGGCCATTCTCAGGGCGTGCTTGACCGCGTCAAATGGGTTAAGCAGCACTATCCTCAGGTTCAGGTTATCGGCGGAAACATTGCTACTGCCGCTGCTGCCCTAGCCCTCGTTGAAAACGGTGCAGACGCTGTTAAAGTCGGGATCGGCCCGGGTTCCATTTGTACGACTCGCGTTGTTGCCGGTGTCGGTGTTCCGCAGATTACAGCTGTTTCCAACGTTGCCGAAGCTCTTCAGGGCTCCGGTGTTCCTCTGATCGCTGACGGCGGTATCCGTTTTTCCGGCGACGTCGCAAAAGCCATCGCAGCCGGCGCCAATACCGTCATGATGGGCGGCATGTTTGCAGGTACCGACGAAGCTCCGGGCGAAATCATTCTTTACCAGGGCCGCTCTTACAAGAGCTACCGCGGTATGGGTTCTCTCGGCGCCATGAATAAAGGTTCTGCCGACCGTTACTTCCAGGACAACAACAACGGCAACGTTGATAAGTTTGTTCCGGAAGGCATCGAAGGTATGGTCCCCTACAAAGGAAGCGTTCTTGCCATCATCTATCAGATGTGCGGCGGTCTGCGTTCTTCTATGGGGTACTGCGGCTGCCGTACGATTGATGAGATGCGCAACAAGGCCTGCTTTGTTGAAATCACATCTGCCGGCTGGCGTGAATCTCATGTTCACGATGTGAAGATCACGAAGGAAGCTCCGAACTACAGACTGGAACATTAATTTTCCTACATGTCTGAAATTTCAGATTAATATGACGGGCAAGGGTCGACTCGAGTTTTATAGACTCGGGCCGACTTTTGTTTTTAATTGATATTTAGCGAAGATGAACCACGATCGAATTTTAATTCTTGACTTCGGAAGCCAAGTCACGCAATTGATTGCGCGCCGTATTCGTGAAGCTCACGTTTACTGCGAAGTCCACTCCTGCGACGTATCGGATGGATTTATTAAAGAATTCAAGCCGAGCGGCATCGTCCTTTCCGGCTCTCACATGAGCGCTTATGAAGAATCCACGGACCGCGCTCCGAAGGCCGTTTTTGAAATCGGCGTTCCGGTTTTAGGCATTTGCTACGGCATGCAGACAATGGCTGAGCAGCTCGGCGGCAAAGTTGAAAGCGGCGCTCAGCGTGAGTTCGGCTACGCAGAAGTTCGTGAGCACGGCCACACAAAACTTTTGAAGAACATCTCCGACTTTACTGATAAAGACGGCAAGAGCTATCTGAAGGTTTGGATGAGCCACGGCGACAAAGTCACTGAAATGCCTCCCGGCTTCAAACTGATGTGCTCGACTCCGACTTGCCCCATCGCCGGTATGGCTGACGAGGAAAGAGGCTTTTACGCTGTCCAGTTCCATCCCGAAGTTACGCATACCGAGAAGGGCCGTGAAATCCTTGAGACCTTTGTTCTTAAGATCTGCAAGGCCACTCCCGACTGGGTCATGGGCAACTTCGCTCAGGAAGCCGTTGAAAAAATTCGTCATCAGGTTGGAAAAGATGAAGTTATTCTCGGTCTTTCCGGCGGCGTCGATTCTTCCGTTACGGCGGCTTTGCTTCATCGCGCGATCGGCGATCAGCTGACCTGCGTTTTCGTAGACAACGGACTGCTTCGTCTTCACGAAAGAGAACAGGTCGCTCAGACTTTCCGTGACAATATGGGTATGAAGCTGATTGTGGTTGATGCTTCCGACCGGTTCATGGATGCGTTATCCGGTGTTACCGATCCTGAAGCCAAACGTAAGATCATCGGCCGTTTATTTGTTGAAGTCTTCCAGGAAGAGGCTGAAAAACTTCAGAACGCCAAGTGGCTTGCTCAGGGCACTATTTATCCTGACGTGATCGAATCCAACGGCGCTAAGACGAAAAAGGCTCAGACGATTAAGTCTCACCATAATGTCGGCGGCTTACCCGATACGCTGCATCTGAAGCTTCTTGAGCCGCTGCGCGAGCTCTTCAAAGACGAAGTTCGTGAACTCGGTATCGCACTGGGACTGCCTGCCGAAATGGTTTATCGTCATCCTTTCCCTGGCCCCGGCCTCGGCGTTCGTATTCTCGGCGCTATTAAACGCGAATACGCCGATCTTCTGAGAGAAGCTGATGCGATCTTTATTGAAGAACTTCGCAATGCAGGTTGGTATGACAAAGTCAGCCAGGCTTTCGTTGTCTTCCTGCCGGTTAAGAGCGTCGGTGTGATGGGCGACGGTAGAACATACGACTGGGTTGTCAGCTTGAGAGCTGTTCAGACCAGCGACTTTATGACCGCTAAATGGGCTCATCTGCCATACGATCTTCTTGGCAAGGTTTCCAACCGCATCATCAACGAGGTTAAGGGTATTAACCGCGTCGTTTATGATGTATCTGGCAAACCCCCCGCAACGATCGAGTGGGAATAAAAACATTGAATTTCTAGCTATTTCTTAAGCATTCGGGATGATTCAGAAGTCATCCCGTTTTTACATTTAAAATCAATAAAAAAGCCGTTTTTTCGCTTTCAGAATCTTTCACTTTCTTTCAGTATCTTTTAGCCTCTAGCAAGCCTATTTCAATGGCATTTTTGATGGTATAGAATTTTTCTTGAAAAAATTTGATGGTATTTCAAGAGATTTTTGACAACCCTTGATGGTATTTTGAAAATGGCACTCACCGATAAGGCAATAAAGGCGCTGAAGCCCGGAGAAAAAACGTACAAAGTGGCCGACAGAGATGGGCTTTATTTATCTGTTGCTCCCTCCGGCACGATGTCCTTTCGTTTTAATTACCGTTACAACAACCGCCAACAAACCGTGACGCTGGGCAAGTATGGAGAGATCACGCTGGCACAGGCGCGAGAAAAACTCCTGAAGGCAAAAGCCGATCTTGCCGCAGGGATTTCTCCGGCAAAAAAGAAACAAGAAATTAAAAATACTCTCGCGGAGAACAGCTTCTCTGTCTGGCTGGACAAATACACTGAAGAGTGCGGAGTCGCAGACTCAACAAAAAAGATGCGGGGCTATGCCATCGATAATTATCTGCGGCCGGCCTTAGGAAAAATGTCGCTCTTTGAAATCACTGAGAACGAGGTTAGGGCATTAGCAGAAGATTTGGTGAAACAGCAGGCTCCGAGTACGGCGCTGCTTTGCCGGATGATTATTAAAAACGTCTATACCTTTGCTTCAATGCACGGCGGACCAAAGTTAAAAAGTCCGACTGATTTTGTTCGGCCCAGTTCAATCCATACGTTTAAGTCGAGAACCAGAGCAATGTCGCCTCGAGAAATCGGTTACGTCTTAAACGGGATCGAACAAAGCTCCTCCGACATCAGCTCAAAGAGCGCGTTCAAACTTATTTTGCTCACATTGCTCCGGAAATCCGAGGTCATTAACGGGGTATGGAGCGAGATTGACTGGAATGAGAAAACGTGGAGAATTCCGGCAGAACGCATGAAAACCAAAAGGCCCCACAACGTTTATTTGAGCAAACAGGCGTTCGATATTCTGGTTTGTCTGAGAACGCTGAGCACGTGTAAGAGCGATTTTATTTTTCCGGCAAAGTACGGCCTAAATAAACCTATGGCCACGTCCACCCCGAACCGATTATTAGAGCTCGGGATAGCAAATGCTAAGAAGGCCGGGATTGAAATAGAGCCGTGTACGATTCACGACCTCCGGAGAACTGCCAGCACGCTTTTAAACGAGGCGGAATTTAATTCGGACTGGATTGAAGCCTCATTGGCTCATGTCGCCTCTGGCGTGAGGGCTGTTTACAACGTGGCGGATTACGCTCCGCAGCGGCGCCGGATGCTTCAGGCCTGGGCGGATATGGTTGATAAATGGCAGAAGGAGTATCAGCTTCAGAGTTAAGAAAACATCCCGCCGCTCGGCGGGATTGTCAGTCATGTCTTTATAGTCCGTTCGGTGGACAAAGATTTAAGCGTGTATCGATCGCAGAGCAAATCAATTCGTTGATGGACACTCCAAGTTTGTTTGCTTGCTCAGCCACTGCCAAATGTCTGCTATGTCCTAGTCGAAGATTTAAGACGCCGGAACATGGAACATTCGGCTTGATCCCTTCTGCCTCGCAGTCCGCCAGATACTCGTCAATTGTTTCATGAAACATTTCTTCGAGTTCCTGCAAAGTTTCTCCCTCATACATCAGAAGACTTTTAATAAACATCACTTTTCCGAAGAGGCAATTATCATCGGCACTGTATTCAACAGAGCCGAGATAACCTTTGTATTTCAAAAAATCGCTCATATCAACTCCATTAAACGTAATTGCTCTTTAAGCTGTCGGATAGCCCAGCGCTTTAAAACCGGCGTCGGGTGAGGCCGGCACAGCATGATAGAAACTTCGGGATCAGCTAAGTAAACAAACCTTCCATGTGATCCGGAAGATTGCCTCCACTCAAAGTCGAGAGACTCCATTAAAGACATCGTTTCACTCCATGTAAAATCAGACGGCTCTGGAACTGATAAAAAACGCTGCAGAAGTTTCTCTCGCTTTGACATAGGTAAACCCGTTTATTTGGTATCAATTATAGTACCACGAAGCAAAAAAAGGAAAATATTAAAGTCTCTAGCTGGGTAGTTTAAAGTTCATTATGTAATCGTAGTCATAACGGGCTTGCCGGCCTAGAGTGAATTGCGGAATGATTTTTTTGTCCCGCTCCCAGCGCCAGAGAGTCGTGGCACTGATTCTCAAGATTTTCATGACATCTTGCCTTGTCAATTTTGGCTTCCCGAAGTCCATTCCTTTTTCGTTGTTGCTCATCACGCCACCTTCTCTAAATATCTAAGCACCAAGTCCTCATCCATCTCATGTACACCATGCGGGAGGCCTAGTTTCTCCCGGCGCTCGTGTTCGTCATCAATAAGCTTCTTGACCGCCATGAATTCACGTACTGTCCGGCGAGGAGCCGTCTCTAATCCTTCTCTCAAAATGCTGCAGATTTCGGCACCGACATCACGCAAAACATCCAGCTCATGGGCTGTTCCTACGTAATGATTTGTGGCCTTTTTCGCATTTTTACGATTGAGAATGTCATTTAATGCATGCAGTGCTTCCTGGAATCGCTCAAAGAATTCTTGTTTGGCTTCTTCCTGCCCTTTGAGACGTCTCAGGTACACGACGATTCCGCCCCAGTTGAGAAAATCTTGAATGCAGTGCATGTGATCATCCGTTGCATCACCGCGGGGCAGTGTGATTTCAATAATCAAAGCGGTTCTGTTCACGATAGATTTCAGCTCAGTGACCATTGCGTCGGAGTAGTGGGCGCCGGGCAAAACAATCCTTATCGGTCTGTGTACCTTGCGAGGCTTTTTACTTGTCGGCATTGCCTTCCTCCTCCTTAAAAAATACCAGCCAAAATCTGTTTGTTCCTGCTTTGTTGGCCGAGGGTTTCTTGTCTCCCAAGAGCGGCTGACGCTTGAGCACGTAAAGCAGCTCCGCCAGCGTGACGTCTTTGTCGGCCCATTTGAAAATCAGAGTGCCGTTCGGCTTCAGCACGCGCCAGGCCTCGTCAAAGATCTTTTTCATGCCGGCATGCCATTCTTTCTCTAACACGCCGTAACTCCTTCCCATGTCAGACGTTTTCCCGCAATTGATTAGGTGCGGAGGATCGAGCACGACGAGATAAAACGAGTTGTCCGGAAACTCGAGCTTCCTGGCGTCCATCAACTTGTCCGGGTGAATTTCAAGTTTTTTGTATTGCCGCGTCCAGTGAGTTTCCCAGCGAATATCCCCGAACAGGACGTTTGCATTATCTTTGTCAAAGTAGAACATTTTTGGTCCGCACATCGGATCAAGAATCGGTTTCATCTTTGTGCTCCGTCGCGTTCGTAATCAAAAAACAGATTTGCCGTGATCCGGCACAGAGTCCGTCCGATCATGCCTGTCCACCTCGGTTCATTGTTGAGTGCTGCCAGAAGGTCTCTGTCGTTTGCCTGTTGCTCAAGCAGCTGAACAATATCCCGGAAAACTCGGCCCTGAAGAGCAGGATCTTTCTCGTGCTTGGCAATGAACTTCTTGAGGCTCGTTAAATAAACTTGGTTCAGTTTCTGTGTCATTTTCTTTTCCGTTGCATCTAGAAGCCTCCTGTTCCCGATTGCCTGACTGCCTAAGTTCTGGTTAAAAATGGAGCAGGGGGCTTGTAGTTACATTTTCGATAAGTGCCGGTCTGTTCCCGGCTGTCACTCCGGATTGATAATTAATTTGTCATACCAACCATCAATCAAGGAGGAAATATGATCATCGATTGTCAGGTTTACATTCGCAGCCATCGCTTTCCTGAGGCTGAATGGGAAGGGAATGGGGAGGTTTTGGTGTGGACGTCGACTGGGGCCCGGCTTCTGATTTTCGGAGTTTCTGAGCGCGAGTTCCTCGAGTTGCAACGTACTGCGGATCACGAGTCCATAGTAAAGTTGATAAAAACACACCGTTGCCAATGGACCTAGCGGGGTTGTAAAAACGCCCCTCAAACATATACATTTTTCCGTCTAACTTAATAGATGTAATGCAGCGGAGGTCGTCAAGGTATCGGCCTCCTGCGTTTTTATTAAAACAGATCATCGACTTCCCCAGAAGCCAAATACCGAATCTGTAGCTGATGTTTTGAATTTTGGTCTGTAGAAAGTTCATTTACTCCTCACTGTTTGTGGTCTTTTCCTCAGAGTTGTTGGGCGCCGGTCTTTCCCGGCTGTCACTCCTATCGGATAATTAAGAGGTCTCAATTCATCAACTACCGATAGGAGAGAAAAAATGGCAGATGAATCTCAAAACACTCGCGTTTTCATGGAAAAAGAAGAGGCGCTTCAGGTCATATGTGCCGCTTTGCAGGGAGGAGCCTTAAAGCTTCCTTTCGCCACTGAGTTTCACGATCACATCAAAAAGCCGCAGGAGGATCTGAAGTTTGAGACTTTCTTCCGAGGAATCCAGTACCCCATCGACGGGAGAAATGAGTGCGTCACCGGCGGGGATTTGATGGATCAATTTATGGTCCCGGCTTATTCCGACGGTCTCTACTTGCTGACTTTGCTGGCTGTTCTTACCGGCGGAATCAGTAAAGAGGCTTTCTCCGATCTCGCTAAAGCAGCCGCCGATCATTGAATCGAGTTTAATTAAATATTCAATCCGGGAAGACACGAACCTCTGAAGCGTAAGGTAGTCCGTGGCCTTCCCGCCGAGGCTTTTCCCTTCGTCGAGCAGTTCTTTCCAGATCTGCCGAGCGGCCTGGCGATTCAAAGGGACGAGCTTCCCATATTCCTTGATAATCGAGTCCTCGATCTCAAAGTATTTGTAGACTCTCGATAAGGAACTTTCAGGTTCTTGGCTGCAAGTTTCTTTATCTGGCGCCGGCTCCGAATCCTCGTAAAAGTCCTCTTTGATACGGGCGTTGAAGTAAGCAAACCCTTCTTTTCCATTACGGTCATAATCAACAAAAATCAGTACAGATTCGCCGTTTTCGTACTCATTGCTGTTGGCCGCGTTCTCAAGCCTTTTTATTCCTTGATCACAGCATTTTTTTATCGTTTCAAGAGTAATTTCGCCGTCTGCGGAAAAGCGGACGATTTGAGCCATAGCAGCCACAAATTCAGGTCTAAGTTTTTTCATGATTGCTCCTCTCCAGTTTGATCAGTCTCAATAAAGTCCCTCAAATCAACGAGCAGGCTGTAGTCCACGCCGCGGATTTTGAATTGGACGTCGTAGCCTCCAGTGAAAACACCTTTTTGATCTTTGTCCGGGTAAATGATGAATGTCTTGTTTTCCCTGTTGGCCTCCTCCTCAAGGAGGCGAACAATGTGGTCACGAGTTTCTTCTGCTTCCTGGCAGTCGATGGCGCCGGTTTCGAGCTGGCGGTCCATGACAAACTGGAGGAGGGATGGGAGACATTTAGGATCGAGTTTTTTCATCACTCTCTCCCTAGGAAGATTTCACGGAACTTCTCATTGTTCGTTCCAAGGCGTCTGAGCCTGAATAGCTCAAAGAAACCGTCTTCATTAGGACTCAGAGTGATTTCAGCCCCAAAAAAATCACCGGCCACGAACTGACAGTTTCCTTTCTTGTAAACGCAGTCAATGAACTCTCTGTCCCGGATGATGCAGCGGAATTCTTTGTAGGGGTACTCAAGATCCTTGAAAACCCAACCGACGGGTTCATGAAAATCAGGACTTATAAGCCACAGTTTCTTGAGCTCGCAAGGATTGAAATCGTGACCAATGTTCACCGGCTCCCAGGCGACGAATTTCTCTTTGTCCTTGTGTATAAACCCGAGGGAGTCTCGAAGTTCAGAAGAACACTTGTAAACAAGCCACGGAGTTTTGTCTTTCCGGCTGATGACCAGGAAATACTGATAATCGTTGTAATTGTCCAGCGGTATGGCGCCGGTGTGGGTGAGTTTGATGTCCATGATTATTCCTCTTCTTCGACGTTCGGCATCGGGTCGTACGAAATATTGAGACTTCTTTTCGTAAGCACGCTGCCTATCAGGTTGGTGATGTTTTTAGCCGCTTCAAGCGCTTGACGGGACCGGTCCAAATCATGATTGCTAACGCATAAGACAGACTCCTTCATGAGTTCGCTCTTCTGCTCCAGCAGCTCAATCACGCGGTCTCTGTCGTAGCTACAGAGGTAGAAGGTGATTTTTGCAACGCTCATTTCTGCTCCTTGTCGGAGATCGATGCGCGGTCGATCATTAGGCCTTGATTCTTCAGAACCAGGACATTGCCGATACGGCAGCACAGCTTTTCGATCTCCCACATGAATTCGCCCTTACGGTCCGGCTGTTCTTCACAGGCCTTCTCGAGCATTGCCTTTTGATTCAGAAGGTCAAGGAGAAAGGGCGTATCTGCCGGATTGACGAAGAACGTGAACCGGTCCTGGCTTATTGCGCTTTCCTCTCCCGGCCGGATTCCGCCTCGTCCGAGGAAACGAATACTTTGGCTTTCAGTAAGCAGAGTCTTTCCGAGCTGCTTGGCAACATCATCGAGCATGCGAACTGCTATGTTTCCGGCAATCGGATTGTTCACAGCTTCCATGAGCGCAATCTTTCTCTGGATGAGTTCGATCACGTCGTTCGTGGTCTCACCTGAAAGATCGAAAGTGACCTCGAAAGCGACTTCGGAGCTCATATTTCGTCCTTCGGTAGCTGGGCCAAGTAACGAGACAGAACCATGATGCAGTCTGTGAACAGATTGCGGGTGTCGGGCGGAGGATAGGGATTTGAGCCGACGCAGGAGCCCAGAAGACCGATCAACTCAACGACGCTCTCTTTTGTGAGGCGGTGATCGTTGGTCATCGGGGCGTTGAGGATGTTTTCGGTGCTGCGGAGCAGACGGCCGAAACTTTCACCGCTCCAAACCAGGAGTTGGCGGGCGCTTTCATTGACTAATGTGGCGTCGACGTTGGAGAAGAATATCCATGTCGGAAGGTTGTTTTCGGATGTGTTTGTCATGATGAATCCTCTTAATAACGATTGTTATAATAACAAATCAAATCATCAATGACAAACGTTATTGTTTTTAATGCTCAGCATTCGATTTCTTCGAGAATGGGGTTTTATCGCTTGTTTTATTGAGATAATTTGGGAATAACTCAATGAACTAAGGAGATAAAATGGGATTCTTCAAAAACCTCTTTCGCAAGTTTTCGCAACCTGAGCCAGAACCTATGGCGTCTAATTCGCTAGATATTTCCATATCAAGCGAGTGCTATGAAGTTAAACCAAAACAACAAACCTCTGAGGAATTAGTGATGGCCGATATTGGCGGCTATCAGAGCCTGTCAGGAGGTTATGTCACTTATTCAACATTTAAGGTCAGCGGAATAAGTCCAAAAACAAACAGGAAAAATACTCGTCAATTTAAAGCAAGAGACGAAGATGACGCTATCAAGTTGGCTGTAGAGGCAGGCTTGAGAGAGCCTTTTTCAGTTACTCCTGTCCCCAATCGTGAGGCTACAGAAAATCAGCTCAACTATGCATTGTCTTTAGGAGCTCAGTTCCCAGCCGACGTCTGTTTTGATGACATCTCTTGCATCATCGATAGGATTGTTTCTGAAGATGAGCTTCCACCTCACCCGGGGTTGGTAAGTTGGGCTCTTGATTCCGGGATCTTTTTTTCGAGATTCGCTAATCAAGAAAAATTAATCGGAATAATGCTGAGGCAGCTACAAGGGGAAGACAAATGGACCTTTTATAGCTATTTGGTTTATTGCGAAATTTCAGGAGAAGAAGCATCCGATGGGCGTATCGAGACTTTTTATGACTCACTTCAAGAATACGGAAAACAAGTTGAAGGGCGCCCCGATTTGAAAAAATCATTCAATGAAAACGACAGAAGCAATCACTATACGAAGATCTACAAAACCACAAAACAGTGGCTTGTGGATCACGAAATAATTTGATTTCGTTAATTCGATTAGGGTCCTCATCTGCGCTATTCATAGCGCAGAGTAACGAGGGGGACCCTAGAGTTTCCTATATTTTCTGTGTTCTAACATGGTTCCTATGATTTCAAACTGGTGCCGCTCTGAACTGATCGTTGAATAATCATCGTTTAAAGGGACGAATTCATATTGCAATTTACCGGATGAATCGGGGCCTAATTCTCTAATCTTTCTAAAAATTGGCTCGTTATTATCAATCTTGACAATCACAAAATCGCCCGGGATCGGAGGAACTTCAGGATCAATAATCACTCTATCTCCAACTTCAAACTTTGGCATCATTGAGCTGTCTTTAATAGCTACAGCAAAAGCGTTATCGCTTATTTTCATATCAGTTAAAAGATATTGGGATAGCATCGTATTTATAGGCTTTCCAATGTCTTTAAACTCAATGAGGGGAATTTTTTTAGTACCGATTTCGGCGGGTGATAACGCTTCTTGTCCGGAATAAACAGGACGAGGTAAACCTATGCCATTAGCAAGCCAACCAGCATCGTAGCCGAAAAGTCTAGACAGTTTTGCTGCGTAATCCCCTCTGAGATTTTTGGTTCTACCAGTACACCAGAAAGCAATGGTAGCCTGAGATGTCCCCATTCTTTTAGCCAGTTCGTATTGAGAAAGGTTGTTTTCTTTCAATACCAATTTAATTCGATCTGATAAAGCCATAAATAACTCCTCTAACAAACTGTATAACGATTGTTAATTAGAGATGTATTTACCAATTTAACAACGGATGTTATTATTTCAGTCATTAGAGATATGGAGTTATTAAATTGCTCACTCGAGATCCTGCGTCAAAAAAAGATTTAGCCAAAAAAGTTCTATTCGAACTCGGGGGCGCTAAGGAAGCTCAAAAGATTTTTCCTGATGTTTCGATTGCCTCGATTTATTTCTGGAAGTCTCGCGGTATTCCTATCGATAAAGAAAGGTATTTAAGGGCGAAGTTTCCTGAACTCCGCGTTTGGAAAGACTTCCCAATAAGTTTCGAACCTTAATAGAGCAGTCCCATCCCAAAGGAAAAACAACCATGACAGAAGATCAAAGACGAGTCGCCAGACAGCGGCTCGATAAACAGCTCCGGCGTCTCGACTCCCGGAAATTCAGTTTCAACCGGTTTTCGATGCGCAAGCGGATGGCTTACGCACTGCTGGCGTTCATCTACATAGTGCCGTTGGCAATCACGGCCGCGCTTGCGCTCGACAAAGTTTTGTAGGAGGAATTCGTCATGGCCAAAGAATCCAAACAACTGATCGGCGCTCTGCTGATGCCGACGCGCGGAAGCTCGCTTCCCACAGGCAGGCTTGTCAAATTAACGGACGATCTGGAGAGCTTCCGCGAGCTGATTGACTGCAAAACCATTGAGCACTTGTCTACGGGATGGGCGCCGGGAGTTGTCCTGGATGCATTCATGGACGAGGAGGGCATGCTGGCAAGAAAACCCTATTTTGTATTCCAGGGAACGAAGCTTTTCGGCAATGTGCTTCTGCTGCGCAGAGGCAAGAACAGCGATTCCGACTCTCTCACCTTTAATGATTTCATGGCGATTGCTGAGCTTTGCTACGCGTTCGATATGACAGGCGAATGGGGGATTAGATGAGCACACCTTGTTTTTTACTTCACATCGGCCCGTGCTGTGTTGCCGAGGCCAAAGGCGTCGAAGAACTGGAAAAGCGCCTTCATGCAATTGACTATGAGCTCTGTTGGCTAAAGCAGCTTTCCAAAGGCTATAAGAACGGCGTCTCTCGCGGAGCCATTGCAATCGCAGTGGGCGCAATGCGTTATGTGAAGCTCTTGAATCCTCCCCGCAGCACTCCGGACATTTTGGAGCTGTGGTGCAGAACGTTCAATTTCGAGGTTCAGACAATTCTTTACCGAGAGGAAAGACCGTCAGACGACAAATTCGGATTCCCGGATGTTTTTCCGAAGATGTTTTCGCCAAGAGGCTTTCTTAAGTCCGGCTGTAAGACCTACGAAGAGTTTTGCACGAAGAGCCTGGTGAAGATCGGCGAAGACCAAACGATTGAGGCTCCCGAGGGCAGTCCGTGGGCAGAGTGGGCAAAACAGCATGACAGCCGCCAGACGTCCGTCCGGATATTGGGTCGCGGATATAGCGAACTGGCAAAGGAGAAGAGCCATGAAGGCTAAAGAAATCCTAATCCAAGTGGTGGGATTGGTTCTCCTTGGCATCGGTGCGGTTGTGCTTGTCATTCTGGAAATCGCATTCGCCGCAGTACCGGTTGCTTTGTTTATTTGGTTCGTCTATTTGATCCTCAAGTATTTAGGCGTGTTCGGTTAGGCAGTCAGGGGTGTGGATATGAACGCTTTAATTCTCACCGAGCCGTTAAAGGCTTTGGAACCATTCCAGTTCTTCGTATTTGCCTTTGAAAATAACCTTTGTGGCTCCTTCTTTCGCGGCTTCTGCATAGAAAATATTCACAAGCGGTTTTTCTCCGGGATTAACAGTGATGGTTGCCTCAAACGGGTTTGGAAGCTGCTCGCCTGGATGGAAGCGCGTTTCTCCCGGGCGCCAGATCTGTTTGTGTTCCTTGTGAACCCTGTAAAGAACGCCGTTCGTCTCAATCTTGGTAAATCGAGAGGGGAGCGATCCAGCGGAGATTTTCAAAGTAATAAGGCGATAAGTACGGCCGTTCCAAACGAACGGTTCGCTTGCGTCTCCGTTTATGGAAGCGCCCCGATCAAGCTTGTGCTTTTTAGCGAACTCAAAAAGAAAATTCAACATTTTTACGAACATTGCAGCAATGAAACTTTCCATAGCCTTCTCCTTTCGATGATTAAGTTTTGTTTAGCACCTCTATTTTCTCACCGACTGGAGAAGGCCCCTTCCCAAGTAAAAGCTATGACAACTAAAGAAAACCTCTTTGAAATCCTGAACGCCGTCGGCGGCCTCATCTTCCTGACTGTACTGGTGACGGTTTGCCTGGCGATGGCTGCGGCGCCGGTAGCTGTGTTTATTTGGCTTGTCTATTTAATGCTCAAGTTTTTGGGCGTGTTTGCGTAAAAGTTTCGGTCTTCTCCCGGCGGTTCTCTTTTCGTCATGTTCACCTACGCCGGGAGAAGGCCTCTCAACCAAAGAAGAAACATCATGACTAATCAAAATCAAAAAACGGACATCTTGGCCGTCAAGCTCGTGCCGGGCCCGAACGGCGCCCCGCTCGGCAAGGTTCTCCGAGTACACAACATAACCGAGGCTGTTGAAAAGAATGTCTCCTCTTACATGAGAGACGTCACCAGCAGACTTGTCGATGTGGCGTTTGATCTGCCTGTGAATGCCGTATTCAGCACACAGACCGCCGACCGTTGCATCAAGTTTGCCAACGTCACGTTCAAGGGCCCGGCGATGCTGTTCGGTGAGGATGAGGACGGCTGCGTCCAGTCGCTCTCCCGCGCTGAAATCCACGCTATTGCGTATTTCTGTGCCTCTTTCAGATATTCGGAGGAATAGCCATGAGTAAGCCCGTTTTCAAAATTCTTTTCGGAACCGTCATTGTTGGAAAGGTGAAGGCGAAAGCAGAGTTTGCGGAGCTCCTGGATCGCCTTGAGACCGATCTGTGCAAGTTGTCTTTTATCGCTTCTGTTGCATCTTTGCTCCCTAACGAGCAGTTCGAGGAGCTGATGTCAAAAAACATTCCAAAACTCGAATCGCTAAAGAGATTAACTATTCCTACCGAATCCTATGAGTTGTATCGAGCTTGGGTAAAACTCAATGAAAACAGTCCGGTTGCACTGGTCTATTCAGCCGACGACCCGTCCGACTGCTTCACGCTCACTGCAGAAGCTGCCGAGGGAGAGATTGAGTGCCTGGGCGAAGCCTCAGAAACCTACGAAGCGTTAAAGGAGTTTTATGCGGCCAAAACAAACAAAACGACCGAATCTGCCAAACAGGCCGGCTCAGGCAGTGGAGACTAGGACATGATCATCGAACTAACACACAAAGAACCGTTCCCGTTTGCCAATCATTACGAGAACTTGTCTAAACAGCGCTACTTCAAAAAGTATTTCGTGAAGTTGCTCGGCATCCCGGAAGTTCAGTTAATGCGTCTGGGCGCAGACGTTGAAGCCGACCGCGCTTATTTGTTCAACAAGTTTCACAAGGTTGAGCAGAACTACGAGATCGAGGCTTGGGAGCCAATTGAGAGCTACCGAATCGCCGGAGAGACGGCATGAATACGAACCTCCCAATCTCTCAGGCTGATCTTGAGGCGATGAGAATCGGGCCGGCTCGCGCAGCCGCCGAAATGGAAGGGTCCTGGGCGATGGCCGTGGATGCGCGTGAACCCCGCAGCGGGACTAAGAAAGACTTCCAGAGCGCTCTCATGCAGGCCGGGCTACTGCAGGGCACCGGCAATGTTCAGCCGACGGCAATCTACGGCACCACATTAAAGCTTTATTCCTACGACGAAATATTTTCTCCAAAGGAGACGACAAATGGCAAGACAGAAGACAACAGAAGTCAGATCGACAGCGCTGAATCTCACGGACAAATTCGAGATTCCGCTTCTCTCGATTGCGATCCAGCACGAAATCAACCGCATCAACGAGACACAGCGCAGAACCAAGGACAGCCGCAAGAAACTCAATCAGAACTTCGCACTGGAGACTTACGAAGGAATCCTGAGAGCGATCGAGGGTGCTCAATGAGCAGGAAAGACAAGATCAAGATCAGCGTCGGCGAAGCCTACTGGGTGCTCGGAATGTTCAAGAAGCTCGAAAGCATTTGTCTTGAAATCAACAGCCTCCCGATGACGCTCCGTCCGGAAATCAAAGGCTTCAGAGATCGTCTGAGACAAAAGCTCAGAGAGATGGAAGCCCGGGAGCGTGAGAGGGCCAGATGACGCTCGAAGACAGGATTCTGAGGCTGGCCCGGCTCGGTATGACGCCGTATCAGATCGAAGAGCAGTTAGGGATCAAGCACTTCACGATCCATATCGGCTACCACAAGGTTCTGCAGCAGGGCTACTCCGAAAACGATGCGTTTTTTGATCGGACGGCAGCCGAGCAGTTAAGCGGACCCGTTACTGAAGAGTTTCGCCAGCTCAGTCTGAAGAAGCGTCCGGTCAAAGAGACGATGACCGAGGAAGAGCTGATCGAAAAACGAAAGGCAAAGCAGGCGGAGGCAAGGGCTAAAAACACGGAAAAGAAGCGCTCGTACTACCAGAGGCATCGTGAAGAGATCCTGGCCTATCAGAAACGCTGGAGAGAAATGAGGGAGAAGTTAGATGAAAAGCATAAGCGAAGAAAAGAGAACGGCACTGGAAAAGCTCGGAATGCATCCGGAGCTGATGCTGTGTCCGGCAACGGGCAGGGTGCTGACGGTAATCAGCTCAGTGCATGAGTACATCAAAGACGGCAAGACCATGAACCTGATGCACATCTCGGTATCGCTCAAAAACCGTAATCCCAATTGGGATGAGATGTGCTTTGTCAAAGAAAAGCTCCTGGGAGACGAGATGCCGGCGGTGCAGTTTCATCCGCCGCGTTCTGAATACGTCAATGAGCACGAGCATTGTCTGCACATTTGGGCCTCCGAGGATTTCTCTGAGCTGTGGCGCCGGATGGGAGAGGAAGACTACTGGAGAACAAAATGAGTCTCTACGACTATTTCCGCCGAGTGTTTAGGGATTTTCGGGAGTCACTCTACAAGGCGGAGCCATGCCCCGTCATTTGGCTTTCTCAGGAGCCGGTTAAGGCGGATGACTTTTTAACTCTCATCCAAGAAGCTCCGAAGAAACGCAGCCCTCTGATCTGGCATCAGCGTTTCGAGAACATTTTTGAGAAGAGCCGGCTCACAAAAAACATCAACAAGGCTGTTTTTACATTGACGGACCCCTATAGGTTCTTTTCATTTAGATATTGGATTCGGGTTCCGGAAGACCCGACAAATTACATTCCCGACGGCTGGCTATTGTGCGACGGCGGCCGAAGAAACAAAGGAGAAATTGATAATGAAAATCGTACTCACACATACGGAAGAGTTCCCGTTTGACTGCTATGAGGGCAACTTGGCCAACGGCGAGTATGCCGGGGCCTACCTCGTCAAATTCAAAGATTGCGCCCATCCGGAGCTGATGTTTGTCACGGAATCTCAGGAGTTTGAGGACTGCTGCGCACTGGAAAACGGTTCAAACATCGTTGAAAGAGATCAGGCCGACGAAATCGAAGCATGGGAGCCTGTCGACGCTTGTGAAATCGCCTCCGGAGAACACTACATGCCGGCGCTCACCCGACCCGAGCTCCTCCTTCTTAAAACTTGTCTGAAACGAGGCGGATTCAACCTTCCGCTCGAGTGGCGCGGGATGGCAAAGCAGCTATTCGCGAGGTTTGACAGAGATCTGCAGGGAGAAATCCAGCTCGCAACCGATGCCCGGAAATCAAATTAAGAATCAACAGAGAGATTCATCATGAAACGATCAGAAAGAAGTTACGCAAAGATCTTTACCGGGAAGTGGCGCAGCCGCTCCTTCCGGACGCTCCGAGGGAATCCGTGGGCGATCGTGCTGCAGGACTATTTAATGTCTTGTCCGGCGTCCGAGATGTCCGGAGTTTTCTACATGCCCAAATATTTGATCGAGGGCGAGCTGGGGATTCCGCACGACGAGCTCGAAAACGCCATCCGGATATTGGAAGAAGCCGACTTTTGCCGCTTCTACGATGACGAGTATGTGTTTGTCTTCAACATGGCCCGTTACCAGATTGCCGACGCCCTCAGTCCCGATGACAACCGCTGGAAGTCCCTCATGCGGGACATTGAGGAAATGCCGGACAACATCCGCCGTGAATTCATTATTCGCTACAACGATGATTTCAATCTCGGCTATCGGATTATCAGGAAAGCAGCCGAGCCGACGGCGCCGGTACAGAGTGCGCCTCAGGCCGAAAGCAATCAAGGTGAGGATAAGCCCCTTGCAACTTGTCAGGGCGCTGAAACAAAGCCCCTTGAGGTAACTTCCGAATCTGAAAACAAGCCCCTTAATTCTCAAACTCAACTTGAAATTGAGCCCCTCATTTTAGAAAGCGAAGCCCCTTGCAAGCCCCTTATAAGCCCCTTACAAGCCCCTTGTAAGCCAGTAACAGTAACAGAAACAGTATCAGTAGCAGTAACAGAAGAAGAAGTGCCGGCCGGCAAGCGCCGACCTGCCACTTCACGACCTCGCAAGGCCACGCACCGGTTCGATTTGAAAGAATTGCCGGAAGAGTGGCGGAAGCACTGCGAAAAGATACGCCCGGACCTCGACCCTTACAAAGTTTTTGCCGAGTTTTCGTACTACTGGCAGAGCAAGAACACTGCGAAAGCTCTCCGCAGCGATGATGGGTGGAATCGTACTTGGAATCTCCACATCCAAGACCTAAGGCCAAACCGTTCGAACATCAAAACCGGTCCGATAAATGCCCCTAACGCAGGCTCACCGACACCGCCTTCGGGCTTGTCGGAGGAAGCCATGGCCGAAATGCAAAAAATGAGGTTTTGAACATGAAAGACGCAATGAACGGAATACCGCAATCCATGCCTGATGACCTGCCCAGAGCTTGGGCGGATTACTGCAGCAGAAACCGCCCGGACCTCGATGTGAGCAAGTTGTTTTTCAACTTCCAGCGCAAAAACAACTTCGACATGACGATCCTGCGCACTGAAGCGGAATGGTTCAAGCACTGGAGCCGGTTTGTCGATTGGACGTTTGCCTCGCCTTGGAACATCCCCAGAGACCCCTTTGGCCGTCCGATCAGAAGCGATCCATTTGCCTACAACAAAGTTCTCAGGGAAAAACGAAACAACAGACACAGCAACAGAGGGAGTCAGTCATGAAGGCGAGCGAATTTGAGAATTTCTTTTTCTACCTTACGGACAAGTGCCGGGCGCTCAAGGGCAAGGAAATCACTCCGGAGCTGAAAAGCACTTGGGAGCTTGTCTTTGCACCCATTGCCTTCCATGACGCGATAGCAGCTGTGAACTACTGGATCGGCAATGAAACGTTCACTCCGACGCCTGCCGAGCTGATCTCTGTCATTCGAGGAGAGTGGGAGCGGCGTAACCGGATTGTCAGCCAGCAGGCCCAGCTTGATTCCATGCCTCCTCTGTCTCGAGTTTCGATGTCGGACGAAGACAAAGAGCTTGTCAGAAAACTCGATCACATGCGCCGCTGGAGAAAAGCGCGTCCGCAGCCGCCGACATTCTGGATCAGAAAACTGCTCGGAGAGTTTCTGACGAACCGCTCCCATGTCACAGGTCCTCAGAGGCGTTCTTTGGTAGCAGCCGGAGCGATTGATTCGGAAGGACAGCCGACAGGCGCCTATGAACCTGCATACGCAGATTGGTTTGAACTGCAGGGCGAACGAGAAGAAGAAGCCCGCATTGGCCTTGCATCTTAGAAAGGAGAAAACAAGATGGAAAACAGACGCAAATACATTTATTGGGCGTTAATGGGTCCGACTCTGACTGCGGCGGCCCTCGCGCTAAGTTCAGGAGGTATGTACTTCATTGAGAACTTGTCAATTCAATTATTTGAGGATGAACCGTCCCCGGCTATGAATCTTTGGGTCATAGCGTTCTCAACAGTTATCTTGGCGGCCTTCATGATTTTTTCTGTTTGGTTGTCGGAAAAGGAGGACTCGACATCAAAAGAAATTAAGGTGACAGTGGAAGATTGGCAAAAACAGATTCCCTTGGCTGAACCTTGGATTCCCGGAAAAGAGGCCAATGAGATCGTCCTGGACAATGTTGGAGAAGTCCCCTTAGACGAAATGGAGGATGGCGAAAGGATTCTCTACAAATGTTTCCGTTATGAAGGAGGAGAAAAGCACGTTTTCTACCGCGTACTGGTGAAGGTAACTGATGAGGAGGATGGCCCGGTACTTAAAGATGAAAACGATACCGACATGGAATGGATTCAGGAAGGCACAAAATGTTTTGGAGCATGGGGCTTCTTTGATGTTCGAGACATAACGAATCACGATGACGGGTCCAAATACAAAGAAGTTCCGTACTAAAAGAACAGGCTAATTGTCAGAACGAGGCCTCAATGCCCGGGGCCTTGAAAATCCGAGAGAGAAGGGAAGATCATGAAGCAGACAAACAAGGGACGAGTAATCGACATCACAATTCCAATTAAACCGGTTCCGAAGGCCCGCCCTCGGTTTTCCAGCGCAGGCCATCAAGTATTTACGCCGTCTAAAACACACGCAGCCGAAAACACAATCGCAGTTCTTGTGCTGAACAAAATGAAGCTGTCTGGAATGCAGATGATCGCCACCGGCCCGGTCAAAGTGACTGCCGAGTTCTTTTTCAAAACGGCAGAAAAGCGCAAACACGAAACGGCCAAATCCTCCCGTCCGGATGTCGATAATCTTGGGAAAACCGTACTGGATGCGCTCAATGGAGTCGCATTTAAAGACGATGGGCAAGTTTCAGAGTTCAATTGCTCTAAACGGTATGCAGAACAGGATAGTATTAGGCTCGTGATCGAGGAGCTGAGCGCTGCATGATGATTCGAGAAGAGATGTTTAGACGTTTGACGAATTGGCGCCGGGTTTATGGCGACAATGCGGCGCCGGCGGTGTCGATTACTGAAATTGCTTGTCGGTACGCCCGAGAAATGATGACTCGAAAATCAGAAACTCCGGAAGAGCAGGCAGCAAGAGAAGCCGAGGAGCTGAGATACAGAGAAGAGCCGACTCCGGCAAAGAACTATCGGGACGCGAACATTCTGGCGTCGGTTTGGTCGAGCATGCCTCCGACGGTTTCCGGAATCGGCGTTAAAGAGATTATCAAGACAATCACATTCGGAAGCCGCACACAGCTTAATCGCCTGCGTCGCCAGTACGGGCCGAGATCGTTTTCTAATGCGATAGAGTCATCACTCACGATTTTCTTCAGAATGGTGGAGGATTACGAAAGATCAATTTCGCGGCCTCCTGCAAATGATGATGTTTATGCCCCTTAATAGATCCGGAAAGGAAGAGAGATGAAAAACTTTGATTTTGCCTGCTACTTTGAGACTGCAGACGATGGCACCGTCTTGATTAAGTGCCGAGATTTACCGCAATTGCTTTCATGGCCTGCTGACGGACAACCTGAAGAAGTTTGGGCTCGTTATGCAGTGGAAGAATGTATTGCGTTCATGTTGGAGAAAGGCTTAAAGGTTCCGTTCGCATCTGCCCCTCTTGAGGGCGAATATGTTGTGAAACTGGCGCCGGAGTTAGTCACAAAAATAGAGAAAAGCAACAAGGCTTTGGAAGAGTGAAATACCGTGGATTTGGTATTTTTAAATTTATAGTTCTCATTTGGCTATTGTTGATGTATATTTCTCGTTGACAATTTAATTCCGACTGATAGTTAGTAGTTCCAGTGCGTTAGATAAGAAGACAGCCTATTGGCTGTCTTGGCGTGCCCGGAAGAAAGAAAAGAAGAAAAAAGTCGGTACCGCCTTTCATGATGAATCTAGCCTCTGATGTAAAAGTCAGGGGCTTTTTTCATTCTCTCTGGAGCCTCTCGGCGGGCGTTGTGCACCGAGCCAGATTTGATCCTGGGCATGGGGTCGAATAGAGCTTGAGCATGCTCTGTAATCACTGCTCATTCTCCTTTGGTTGTTGAGGGTTGCCGCCCGGTGAAGAAGCCGGGCGGTCTTCTTGGCAATGGCGCCGGAGACGATCGCTGTTTTAGACGTGAGTTGGCGCATAGGTTTGCTATAGTGATTTCAGCTCCCAATCACACCGGAGATGACCATGCCCAACAAAAAACGTAAAGTCTTACAGTATCGAAAAGCCGTTATCAGCGACAAGTCTCAAACCCTTTATTCACTTTTATTGCAAGCATTGCAAAAACTTCCCCTCCCGGCGGATAGGTCGCTAGAAACAGCAAAAGGAGAGGATAGTTTCCGGTTGATAAACAACCACAAGCCCACGGAAAAAATGATCTTTGGTGAGTTTGTTTGTTATGAGAAAGGGACTAGTCAGCCGATTTTGTCGAGGGACGTGGTGCTTGAAGGAACACACTTTCCGGTGAAGTATCTCCAGATGAAAGATGTTCCAAAAGAGTTTTCGGGGAAAGACGCTGACTTTGTAAATTCTGTTTTGTATTTTGCTGTTTTCCGGAATCACGTAATACTTGCGCCCACCCAACAGATCAGGATTGATTTATTTGAAAAATATCTTTCATGGCTGCTTGGAGTGCAAAGCGGTGTTCTTGCTCCCGGAGTGTCTTTTAACCTTCGGGTCGGTCTTCGTAAGGAGAATGATCAAGAAACAACTTCGCCCATTGTTTCCATGGAAATAGGCGGAGCAATGCGGGCTGTCGAAACAGAGGACGGAGGGCTCGCTTTAGAGCCATCTTCGTCTGAGGCGTTAACTGTCCAAAACACCGCCTCCATTGGGGTTGGAAGGGGCTTGATAGTTAACCTTCTGAAGTCCATGGGAGTCTACTCGAACACTTGGGACACCATTCTCAATGGTGGAGATGTGACGGCTCGTTTAATCATTAAAAGCTCATCCAAAAAGGCGGAAGACAATAGGAAGCTGTTCACTAACCTTCAAGAAACCTGCTATAGAAATCTTCCTCCGGAAGACATCGTATACAAACGGAAAGATGGGAAAACGGTGAGAGGGGAGACCTTGATGCTAAGTAAGCCCGTCTATTTGCAAGCGACCCGAGACGGTTTTATCAGCCCTGATGAGCTTTACGCTGAGATGAATAATTGGCTCACTGAGCTAATTCAGAATGAGGGGATTCTAAATGAGGACCAAGTTTCTTAATAACTATCTAGCTGTTATTGCGCTAATGGTTCTCTTTACAGCCGGCGCGATAATTGTTGCGAAATACGTTGCAGTCGATTCGCTCTATATTCAGAAAGAGCCAACAGATGCGTCCAGCGCTATCTTTGGAATAGGTGCGCTTTCAGTTGTTCCATTAACGCTGTGTCTGTTTGGATTAAGTGAGTTCAATAGTATGTTCGTAAGGCTTGCTAAAAGCCTCGGGACATCAGAGAGGGATCGATTAATTACAGAGATTGACGAACAATATAATCGTTGTTGGAAGCTATCCTTCATAACGATCGCACTTCAGGTTTTCTGCACTCTGTTCCTATTGTTTCCGACTTATGACTCCCCACTAGCGCTGCTTTGCCCTCTGGTGAATTCAATATTCTGTGTTTGGGTTTATGGAGTGTACGTTTGCGAGAGCGTGAGGGAAGCGGCTAGTTTTTCCGAAAAACAAATCAGCGGAATGCTTACTCGAGAAGAAAAAGACAGGGCAATTGAAGAGATAAAGAAGTCAATGCCGAAATAATTTATTGAGATTACGGCATAGATGTTAAGGAAACACTAAAAGCGAAAAGAACTTTTAGTACAATGCGTTCACCACGATAGGAAGTAAGGAACATCAAAGTCCTCGCCCAGGCTTCGCGCCTATCAGAGAGCGGAGTACCGAATTACGGCGCGAAGCCGTAATGGGCCCCTGCGATAGGGATCAGAAACGACAAAGCCCGTGCTGGAACACGGGCTGCGTCTGATTTATGAGGAATGAGATGGTAACCACATTTCTTACCTCGTGGAAGATTATGCCACAACTCGTTGTGATATGGAATGGTGATTTAAAGATTGACACCGTTCTGGTCATAGTAGTCTTGTTGTGGATGATCCGCACACGATCGTAGCCAAAAGGCGATAGGCCGGCAGCCGCAAGGTTGTCGGCCTTGTGCGTTTAACGGCCTGCGAATAGGTTTTCTTTGCTCTTCTTAAAACACTATTACTCACGGGGTCAATTCAATTCCGCTTTCTCCTCGGGTCCTCCCGAGCAAAAATTCACCCCTGCGGGTACTGCCAGTCCCGATTTCGGTGTAGATATGAGGATTTTCACAATGCGGAACGCGTCCCAAAAGTTCATAGATATAAAAATCTAAAGGGCCGTCATGAAAAAAAACGTTGAAACAGTCTCGATCCGCGAATTTGCTAGGTTGTGCGGTAAAAACCACACTTGGGTTCGTCGCAGAATCAAGGATGGAACACTGCCCGTTGCAGACGATGGCACAGTTCCCGTTGAAGAAGGTTTAGACGCCTTCAAAAAAATGGTTGGAAATTTGGCAAAAACTGCAAAAGAAGCAGAAAAAATTTCAACCGATATTGATCCGAAAGAAATCGGGCTCGAAGGCGTAAATTTAAAAAACCCCGTCGAGGTTGCTCACGCATTTTCTGTTGCCCGTTTACTCGAAAAGCAAGTTACTGCCAGAGTGAAAACCGCCGAAATGGAATTGAAGGCGATTGAACTGGAGGCAAAAAAAGGGAATTTCATTCCGAAAGAAGAAGTTTTAGCAGACGCTCGAAGAGTTGCCTCACTTGTCCGGGAGAAATTGCTGACGATTCCGATTCGTTACGCCGGACAGCTTGAAGGAAGAACACAAAGAGAAATCGAGGGCGTCCTGGATCATGCGATTGATGAAGTGCTCCAGTCGCTAAATGAATCTAAATTCGTTGAGCAGTAGACAAACCGAAAAAAAATGAACCCCGTTCAGTTAGGCGCTGAGCGGGGTTTTTTGATAGTCGATTAGTTAAGTAAGGCATCGACCATGAAAGTTATTTTAACAAAACACTTGTGCAGGCTGGTCTTAAAAATGTCACTTAGGGAAACAAAATTGTGCCTCGCGGCAGAAATTGCCAGGTGGTTGTTGGTAGTCATCCTGTTTTGCGGAGCTTGGATTGCGCTCGTTTATGCCTACCGATTCACATTCGGATAGGGAGAGTTGGACATGAGTTACCGCCAGCGTTATCCGAAATGGTTCTTTTGCCTCAGATGGAGTCTTTTAATTGCGCTTCTTTTGTTGATTCTTGCGTTTTCGTACAGCCTGGTTAAGTGAGAATGTTATGGCAGAAAAAAATTTTAAAACCGGTACTGAGGGATTCTTAGTCCCAATGGACGAAAAACATCCTGACGATTTGGATAGTTCTATCCTTTGCTCGATTTCTGAAGACGAAATAGCCCTGAACTTGCCGGTTAAATATCTTAGGTCGAGGCTTTCGAACGAAGAAATTTCTGAACTATTGAAAAAATCGGCGAGGTTTATCGTTCGTCAAGTCCAATGATTGTATGCATTTCAGCTTCTCCCTTTGCTGGGATTTTCCTCAGCCGATGAGACCGTAGATACTCGGCTAAACAAAAACGCATTTCCAAGGCAGTTAGCCTTCGGTAAGCGTAGATTCGCAACACAATTTTTTTGTCGTGCGAAGTAAGTACGTTAACAACGTCGGGTGAAGTGTTGGATTCAGACATTTTTCGGGCATGAAAAAAAATAATGAATCTAACTTACTACCATCGCCTCGCAATCGCAAAACCTTCAACTTTGACTGTTCTACTTTTTAATGAATCGCTATGCACTGGCTAAATGAATTTTTGAAATTCTGCCGTCCGGTTTCTCGATTGACTGGAAGCGAGTGGGCCGACGCAAAAAGGTTCATCTCGCTGGGTACAACCGCAGAACCGGGGCCTTGGAGAACCTACAGGACTCCGTATTTACAGGAACCACTGGACGCAGCTACCGATAAGACGACGGAAAAAGTCGTCTTAATGTGTGCCAGTCAATTAGGAAAAAGTGAACTTCTCCTTAATGTTTTAGGTTATTACGCAGACCAAGAACCCTCTCCTCAGTTAATGCTTCAGCCGACGGTTGAAATGGCACAGGCATTTTCAAAGGAACGAATTGCTCCGATGTTCAGAGATTCTCCGGGATTAGCCGGGAAACTGATTGAGGGCAAGGAGGGCCGCGGAACTGAGAAAAAATCGTCCACAACGATTCTCATGAAGCACTATCCGGGCGGTTTTCTCGCGTTGGTCGGTGCCAATTCTCCGGCCGGTCTGGCCTCTCGTCCGATCCGCATTCTCTTAGCGGATGAGGTGGACCGCTATCCGGAAAGTGCCGGCAAGGAAGGCGATCCTCTGAAACTTGCAGTACAGCGAACCCAGAACTTCGGAAACAGAAAACTCTTAATGGTCTCCACGCCGACCGTTGTCGGGTATTCCAAAATTCACAACGAATTTTTAGCCGGAGATCAACGAGAATTTGTTGTCCGATGCCCTGAATGTTGTCAGTACAACGAGCTCAAATGGGAGAACGTTCATTGGGAGTCCGATGACAAGGGGAACGTGATTGAGAGTTCCGTTGGTCTTTTCTGCCCGCACTGCGGAGCAAAAATCCGCGGCCCCCGCAAGATCAATCCGGACATACTTCAATCCGGGCGCTGGGAGGTCAGAAACCCACAGGGACGGTTTCGCAGTTATCACATCAACGCATTGAATTCTCCTTGGGTCAACCTCGTCGACTTGGTTAAGGATTGGGTTGAGATCAATCACCGGAAAGACAAAGCGGGCCTGATGGAGTTCATTAACCTGAAACTTGGCGAGCCCTGGGAACAGTTCGAGGCCGATGCCGATAAATGGGAATACCTATTGAGGCGCCGAGAATACTATCCGGAGACCGGAGTTCTTCCGGACGGAGTTCTGCTTCTCACGGCCGGCGTCGACGTCCAGCATGATCGACTTGAATGCACGGTTTACGGCTGGGGCCGAGCTCGAGAATGCTGGGGAATACGTCATTACATTATTCCCGGGAGCCCTGATACACCCGGACCATGGCAGCAGTTAGACGGAATTTTGACGATGCAGCAGTCCCTCTCGTTCGGAACCCGCATAACGGTAGCGTGCACGTTTGTGGACTCAGGCGATGGAACCTACAGCAAGGAGGTTTACGAATACACAAAGGCCCGGGAGCGATTCCGGGTCTTTTCAATTAAGGGCCGAGGCGGCGTAGGAGTTCCCTTCATAGGAGTTCCGTCCAGACAGAACATTGTCGGCGCAACGCTATTCAGTCTGGGCGTGGATTCCGGGAAAATCGCCGTCACGAATGCTCTGGATATTGCTGAAGAAGGCCCCGGATTTGTGCATTACCCGATGCAATCAGAGAGCGGCTTCGGAGAAAACTTTTTCAAGCAGCTTACAGCAGAAGTTTTTGAGACGAAGTACGAGAAAGGCAAACAAAAAAGCGGTTGGGTAAAAATCCGCGAGCGCAATGAGGCGCTTGACTGTGCCGTTTACGCCAGAGCCGCCATGGAGCTGCTGACTCCGAACTTTGAACAAATTGAGGCTGCTCTTAGAGGCATGCCGCAAGCAATACAACAACCCCGTCGGCGCAGAGGCGTTGTCGGAAAGGGAATCACTTTATGAGCTGGATTACCTTAGAAGAAGCCAGGACGAATTTAAAAATGTGGCTCGAGGCGGAGAAGGCGGTATCTACCGGCCAAAGCTACCGTATCGGAACACACAGTCTTACGCGAGCGAGTCTCTCAGATATTGCGAAGCGAATTGAGTACTGGCGAAACGAGATTGCCAAACTCGAATCAGGACAGGGCGGGCGGATGCGAAGTTTTCGTGTCACGCCCGTTGATTTTTAAGGAGCGGACATGAACGCTTTTGAAAAGACCATTCAATTCCTTGCTCCCCAGGCCGCTCTCACCAGACAAGTTGCCCGAAACAAACTCGAAGTCCTGAATGCGCTGCAGAACGGCGGAGGTTACGGTCTTCATGGAGCATCGATCGTCAAAAAGTCTCTTTCCCGCTGGATAACCGGCGGAAAGGATGCCGACTCCGACATCGTTGAAAATATTGAGACGCTCCGGGAGCGGTCCCGTGACCTATATATGGGCTCGCCTCTGGCGACCGGTGCGATTAAGACGCTGAGAACCAATATCATCGGCTCGGGACTGATGCTCAACGCGCAGATTGACGCGAAATTTTTGGGCATGACAGAGGAAGAGGCTCGCCAGTGGGAGGAGAACACAGAGCGCGAATGGCGCCTTTGGTCTGAAAACACGAACTGCGACGCAGAGCGAAAACAGACGTTCTACCAACTGCAGTCACTCGTTTTGATGTCTGCATTGGTCAACGGTGATGTTTTTGTAGTGCTTCCGGTTATTCGGACGCCTGGAAGTGTCTATGACTTAAAAGTTGGCTTGATTGAGGCTGACCGAGTTTGTAATCCTCAGAATCCTGCAAAACCTAATCTGAATATTGTCGGTGGTATTGAGTGCGGGAAGTTTGGCGAAACTGTTGCGTATTGGATTTGCAATAAAAACCCAAACTCCCCGGGCAGGTCGCTCGAAACGGCGGTTAATAAATGGACAAGAGTACCGGCAATCGGAGAGCGAACAGGGCGCAAAAACGTTTTACACGTGATGTGCGACGTTGAGCGCCCGGCACAACGTCGAGGAGTTCCACTGCTCGCGCCTGTGCTTGAATCAATGAAACAGCTCTCGAGATATTCGGATGCAGAATTGACTGCCGCTCTGGTGAGCTCGATGTTTACCGTGTTCATCACGACTAAATCTCCTGCTGAACAGATAGCTTACGGATTGGGTGGTGTTAATTCGGTCCCCGGGGTCAATCCTCCTAAAAATTTGCCGGAACCAGACTACACATTGGGGTCCGGAACCGTCGTAATGCTGGAGGATGGAGAACAGGCGCAATTTGCCGATCCGAAGCGTCCTGTTTCAGGATTTGAAACCTTTGTTCAGGCAGTCTGTCGGCAGATCGGTTCCGCGCTTGAAATTCCGTACGAGCTGCTTGTTAAAAACTTCGATTCGTCCTACAGCGCGTCCAGAGCCGCTCTTTTGGAAGCTTGGAAGATGTTCCGCATGAGGCGGGATTGGATTTCCTCGTCTTTCTGTAAACCTGTTTACGAAGCATGGCTTACCGAGGCCGTTCTTAAGGGCCGAATTGATGCTCCGGGATTTTTTGATGATCCCTTGATTCGAGCTGCATGGTGCGGTTCGGAGTGGTACGGGGATGCACAAGGTCAGCTCGATCCGCTGAAAGAAGTTAATGCAGCCAAGATCAGAGTTGAAGAAGGCTTTAGCACCCGTGAAAGAGAGGCCGCAGAGCTTACCGGCATGAAGTTCGAGAACATCGTCGCAATCCGGAAACACGAGGAGGCAATGATGAAGGACGCCGGTCTCACACAACACACAACAATCGAAACAAAGGAGGTTGAAGAGGATGATGAATCTGAAAACAACTGATCAAAAACAGGAATTCCATTGGAAAATCGAAAACTCGGCAAAGTTGCCGACAGTGAAAATTGACCTCTACGGTTATGTCGGCGGCAGCAAAGAGTACGAGGACGGATTCAACGAGACTGAGTTTGCGAAAGAGTTCAGAAAAATTGACTCCACTCGAACGATCGACATCTCTATCAATAGTTTTGGCGGAAGCGTCTTTACCGCGCTGGCAATTTACAACTTGCTCAAAACCCATCAGGGGAAAATCAATATTCGCGTGGATGGCGCCGCAATGAGCGCGGCAACGATCATCACGTCGATACCAAACGCAACGGTCACGATGCCGCTTGGCTCAATGATGATGATCCACGAGGTCTCCTCTTTCGCAATGGGTTCGGCTCGTCAGATGCAAAAAGCGGCCGAGGACATTCGAAAAATTGAGGACAACATCATTGATATTTATGCCGCGAAATGCGGTAAAGACCCGAAGGACATCCAAGAAAAGGTCGAGGCGGAAAGTTATTTCAACGCTAAAGAGGCTGTCGAATTCGGTCTCGCAGATCTCGTCGATGAATCCTCCTCAGTAAAAAATTTGAGGACGCCCACAAACGTTCTCATCAACGGCCTGCCGGCAGACCCGAAATATTTCGAGCACGCGCCGGCGGATTTTTTTACGGCAGTCGCTCAGGCCCCTGCCGAAAACACTAATCCACCACCTAAGAAGGAAGCAAAAATGGATTTAGCACAACTCAAAGCGGAGTATCCGGATCTCATCGCCTCTCTGCAGGCAGAGGCCGTGAAGCAGGGTGTCGAAAACGAGAAAAAACGCATTCACGCGCTCGAAGAGCTGGCTTTGGCCGGTCACTCTGACCTTCTGGAGCAGGCTAAAGCGGACTCCAGCATCACTCCGGAAATGTTCGCTATTCAGCTTGTTAAAGCTGAGAAGGCCAAGAAAGCCAAGATTCAGAACAGTATCGCACAGGATGCTGCGGATCTGAAGGACGTTCAGACAGACTCTAACCTTGGTTTTGACACTGCCGGCGCTAAGGCTCAGCAGGACAAACAGGTTCAAAACGAAAAAGACGAGCAGGAACGTGACGCATTAGTTAAAGCGGCTGCGGCTCAGTTCAACAAATAATCGGAGGAAAAAATGGCAATGCAGGAAAAATATACGACAGGCGTTGACAACCTGTTCGCGGCGAACCAGACGATGCCTGTTGTCACAGACGTCATCAAAGTTCCGTCCGGTGAAAACGCAATGAAGCGCGGCACATTGGTTGCCTCAACCGGAAAAGCCGTCACCGCGGCCGCCGATGTTTATGGCGTTCTGGCAGAAGATGTCGACGCGTCCAAAGCCGCAGTGTACACGGTTGTTTACCTCACGGGCGAGTTTAACGAGAAGGCCATGGCCGTCGGTACCCCGACAACCGGCTCTCTGTCTGTTTCCGACTGCAAAACTTCGGCCCGCAAGATCGGCATTTTCATCAAATCTAATCAGGAGTAAAAAATGGCAGTAGACATTTTTGAGCCGCGCATCATGACCCAAATGATCGAGGCAGGTCAGAACACCAAACACACATGGTTGCGCGATCGATATTTTGCGAATCGTCCTACTTTTTCCGCCAAAAAAATCGATTTTGACGTAGTCGGTCGCGGCGGACGCAGAATTGCACCGTTCGTCTCTCCCAACAACGGCGGCAAGGTGATCGATCGAGATGGTTATTCCACTCTGAGCTACGAAGCTCCGATGCTGGCACCTCAGAGAATCACAACGGCAGAAGATGTCATGAAGCGCCTGCCGGGAGAAAATCTTTACTCCGGCAAGACTCCGAACATGCGCGCAGCTGAAATTTTGGGTCGCGATTTGGCAGAACTGGACGAATACATTTCTCGCCGTGAAGAGGCAATGTGCTCTGAAGCTCTTTTCAGTGGCAAAGTCACGGTCACCGGTGACGGAGTGGATGAAGTTCTCAACTTCTGGTCCACTGTCCCGGCCTCTGAAAAGCCGGAAACTACTTTGACCACAAAGTGGGACTCTTCTACTGCGACAGCAGAGACAATCATGAGCGACTTGAGAGCGGCTCGTCGCTCCATGATCAAAGACGGCGGTTTTACACCGCGAGATTTGATTTGCGGCACCAATGTTATTGACGCGATCTTAAGCAAGCTTACCGGTTCCAAGTCCCTAGATATGCGCAGAGTCGACATGGGCCACGTGGATCCGCAGCATTTGCCGGATGGTGTGACATATTGGGGCTACCTCAAAGACTCTGCGCTGGACATCTACTCTTATGATGAGTGGTACAAAGGTGCAAGCGGCGACGTTCCAATGGTTCCTGCTGACAAATGCCTGCTTGCAACGCCCGGAGCAAAAACTATGCTGGCCTACGGTGCTTGCCCGGTCATCAGCGAAACAAATCCTGGAATTGTCTTCGTTGAAGGGTCTCGTGTTCCTATGTCTTGGATTCAGCGCTCTAATCCGATGGGCCGTGTTCTGCAGATCTCCAGCCGTCCGCTGCCGATCATCCAGCAGATTCATGCATTCCACGTCATCAACGCAACCGGATCCTAATCCGATGCTAAAGAAGAGGGGCTCCGGCCCCTTTTTCAGAGGAGCTAACAATGGAAATTGTTTTCACTAAAAACACGATTTTCGGACGAGACATCTTCAAGGCCGGTGATAAGGCAGAATTCAATGAGAAAGAGGCAAAAATCATTTTGAAGGCCGGTGTCGGTGAGAAATTCGTTGAGCCTGAGGGGCCCGAGGCACCTGAAGAAGTAGTCCAGCCGGAACCGATGCCGGGCACAAGCTTTGCCGTTCCTCTTCCTGAAGCGGCTGAAGCTGAAGCGACACAGGCTCCTGAGAAGCCGGCTCCGAAGGCTAAGGCCAAAGCTAAAAATGAAAACGTTTAAAGACTTCGCGGCAGCGGATGTCCAAAATGTTTTCTTGAATCTCAACGAATTTGCCGACTTTCACGATATTGACGGCGAAAAAATTAAATGCGTCATCGACAAAAACATCATCTCCAAAATTCCTGAGGATGGTCTGGTAGGCGATTTCATCAACATGACAACGCTCTACGCAGACTCCAAGGATTTAGATGCGCCTGAAGAAGGCCAGTGGATGTCGATTGATGATTCCCGCCACATCGTTCAGTCCGTCTCAATTGAGGGGACGATGCTGGTCATCGTTCTCAGGGAGAATCGGCAATGATTGAGGTGAAAATCGACAAAAAGGACGTTGAGGCCGCGATTAACGTACTGAACTCCACAAAAAAGGGAGCTCAGACTGCAGTCAATCGGGCGATCAACCGAGCTTTAATGCGCGGCCGAACTGTTGCTTCCAAGTCGCTTCGCGGCCGCTACACGATCAAAGCAGTTGACGTTAAGAAAGCAACGCGGTTAAGACGTCCGGGGGGCGCGGAGACTTCCGGGCAACTCGTGTTCTCCGGGCCGGTTCTCACTATGGCGCATTTCCGAATCCGTCCGTCCGGTCAGGATACGACAGGAAACAATCGTCGGCAGGTGAAAGTTGAAGTTGAGAGAACCGGCTTGAAACCTCTCAAAAACGCGTTTGTCTATAACGGCACCGTGTTTCAGCGAAAAGGCGCGACCCGGCTTCCGATTGAACCTCGTTACGGCCCTTCAGTTCCCCAGATGGTCGGAAATGAAAACATCGTTGAAGACATTCAGGAAGAAATGAGAGACACGTTTCAGCGTCGAATCAATCATGAAGCGATGCGGCTCATTAAAGGAGACAAGTGATGAATGATGTTCAATTATGCAAAGCCCTCGGAGAGTATTTGAAAGCCGGCCTGAGCGATTTTCTCCTGCCCCTTGAACACAAAGCCGATGAGCCGACAGTTTTCAGAGCGCCGAAGATTATTCAAGGCTATCTGCCGCCGAAGAACTCAAAGGAATCCAAGGACGATGATTTTCCTTTCGTCCTGATTCGTCCGGATTCCGGCAAAACGGATGCGGACGGCTGCAGTACCGAAGTTTCGATCGTCATCGGTGTCTGGGATGACGATTTTGAAGGTCACCTCACGGCACTGACGCTCAAGGAAAAAACGGAAGCACTGCTGTTGAATCTTCCGAATCGCACGCTCGATGAGAGGTTCATTCTGGAGACTCCGGTCTCTTGGGAAAACTCTCCGGCCCAAGCATGGCCGTTTTGGCAAATCGTCATGACCACGCGCTGGACATTCCGCGCCCCTGAAATTGTTAATCCGTATACACCGTATGAGTAGAACATGAAATTACGAAAAACTGAAGTTCAAAAAGAGAGGCCCGTCATTTACGTCGGGCCTTCTTTTTTAGGGCTCTCGACAAACACTGTTTTTCGAGAGGGAGCAAATAAATACCCCGACCACATTGTCCGGATGATCGAAAAGAATCCGGCAATCGGTCAGCTGATGGTTCCTGTCGCGGACGTGCAGCAGGCCAGGACCAATGTCCGCACCCAAGGACACATGCTCAACACGCTGTACAAACAAGCACTTAAAGGAGCTTAAAAAATGGCTTACAAACATGGCGTTTACGTCAGCGAGGTTCCTACCAGCATTCTCCCGCCTGTTGAGGTCAATGCCGGAATTCCGATGATTATCGGCACAGCCCCGGTCAATATGACTGATCCGACTAATGTCAATAAACCGAAAATCTGTTACTCCTACGAGGAGGCGGTTAAAGAATTCGGATTTGTCCCGGCAGAGGAAGACAGCACCAGCGGCCTCAAAAAATTCAATTATTCGATCTGTGAACTGATTTATTCAGCATTTTCGCTGTACCGAGTAGCACCGATCATTGTGGTCAACGTTCTCGATCCGACAACGCACAAGAAGAACTGCACGACTTCAAGCGTGCAGTTTGACGCCAAGACGGGTATTGCAAAAATCGCCGAAACAGGCGTCCTGCCGGATACGTTGGTTCTGAAAGCCGGTGAAAAGACGCTCACGAAAGACACGGATTTTGTTGTCTCCTTCGATACCGACGGAACAATGATTCTTTCGTCTCTCAAAAATCAGGACGGAGACTTCCTCTGCAGCTCTGATAGCCCTTATACGCTGACGGCCTCGAAACTGGATCCTTCTGCGGTTGATGCCGATGACATCATTGGGGGCGTCGATATATCCGGAAATAAATCCGGCCTGGAGCTCGTGGATGATGTTTTCCCGCTCTTCCGAGTTGTTCCGGGCACGCTGATCGCTCCGGGCTTCTCTTCCAGCCCGAGCGTGGCAGCCGTGATGGCCGCAAAATGCACCGCCATCAACACTGTATTCAAGGCGATTTGTGCGGTCGATGTTCCGACTACAACAGTCAAGAACTATACCGCTGTTGCAAATTGGAAGAACCAGAACAACATCACTGATCCGATGCAAATCTGCTGCTGGCCGATGATCCAGCTCGACGGCACTGTGTTCAATCTCTCGACGCAGCTGGCCTGTCTGATGGCCCAAGTTGATTCTCAGAACGATGATGTTCCGTACGTCTCTCCGTCCAACAAAAATCTGCAGATGACAGGCACATGCTTGGCAGATGGCTCTGAAGTGGTTTTAGGTCCGGATACGGGTGCCTATCTGAACAGCCAGGGCGTTGTCTGCGCGTTGAATTTCATTGGGGGTTGGGTTGCCTGGGGCAACAGAACTGCCGTCTATCCGGGAAACACGGACGTCAAAGACGCCTTTATTCCGAACAGAAGAATGTTCAACTGGATCGGCAATACGTTTATTCAGACCTTCTGGTCTAAGGTCGATTTCCCGGCAACTCCTCGCCTGATTAACACGATCATCGACAGCGCAAACATTTGGATGAACGGGTTGGCTGCTATGCAGTACATCCTCGGAGGCCGCATTGAGTTCCTCTCTTCTGAAAACTCGATTACGGACTTGATGGACGGCAATCTCGCATTCCATGTTTACGTCACTCCGCCGCCTCCGGCCAAGGACATCGATTTCATTCTTGAATTTGATCCGGAGTATTTGCAGACACTATTTGCAGCCTAATTGGAGGTAAAAAATGGCAACAGGAACAAACAGCATCCCGGAGCGCTTGATCAACTATCGCGTCTACAACGAAGCCAACGCGCTGATGGGTATGGCAACAGTTGATTTGCCTGAGCTTCAGGCAATGAGCGACACAGTGTCCGGAGCCGGTATCGCCGGCGAAGTGGATAGCCCGGTTCTTGGCCACTATCAGGCCATGAGCTCGACTTTCAACTGGAGAACTATTGAAAGGCCCGCTCTCGAGTTGGCCAAGCAGCAGGCACATCAGTTGGAAATCCGCGGTTCTCAGCAGCACTACGACAACACCACCGGAAAAATCACGACTACTCCCATCCGAGTTGTCATGAGAGCGATTCCGAAGAACTTCTCTTTAGGTTCATTTGAACCGGGTTCCACAACCGATTCGTCCACTGAATTTGAGGTGGTCTATCTGAAGATCGTTGTCGATGACAAAGAGGTTGTCGAAATCGATAAATACAACTTTATCGCAAAGTTCGGCGACACAGACATGCTCGAGAGCGTCCGTAAAGACCTCGGGATGTCTTAACCAAAACTCGCCGGGGCTCGGCCCCGGCATCAAAGGAGAAACTAAATGAGCGAAATCATTCACACACTCAGCCGCCCGCTTGAATTTGAAGGCAAGAAGTACGAATTTCTGACGTTTGATTTTGACAAATTGAGCGGGAAGGATCTGCGCGAAATTCGGAGAGCCTTCGACAATCCTGCACGCCCGATTCCCGTCTTAGCAATGGATGAAGAGTTCCTCATGCTGGCAGCGGCCAAAGCGGCACAGGTTCCGTATGAATTAATTGATGCGTTGCCCATGGCTGAAGCCATTTCGATTACAACGCTGGCAAGTCAGTATTTTTTTCAACAGGCCTACTCGGCGGAGCAGGCGAAAGAAATCAACGAGGCGAAAAAGAAACTCTCGATGGATTAATTAGCACTGTACGCAAATACTGCCTCTGGCTGACCCTAAATGGCGCCGGAGGCAGTGCTTCCGGTTGGTTTGAAAAGCCTCTTACAGAGGTGGTTGAGTGGGTGAATGCTTTAGGCGGCCTACTGAGCGAAATTAATGCCAAAACCACCAATTCACAAAAAGAATGGGGCCGAAGAAAAGGGCGAGCTTAAGAATCATCCAAAACACGTCCAGAATGCATAAGAACATTCCAAGCGGCGTATCTGTATTCCACACCCAGCGATCCTTTTGAAAAGGATTAGAGCGGCCCTTAGAGAGCATGTAGGAAACAGCAGCCTGATTGACTAAGTTCGTATTGTTTCCGCTGCCATCACACATTTCATATCTCCTTTTCCTTATGTATTAATTTTAAGAAGGGGAGGGAGAAAAGTAAACGGAAAAAACATAATGAGCGCAAAGAGTTACGAAATAATGTTTGAGGTTGCTGCGGCAGTTAACTCCAAATTCCCCAGCGCTTTTAAAAAGGCCGCAGAGACCGTACAAAAAGCTGAAGACCGAGTTCGGGGCTTGAATAAGCAGTATGAAAAAGTTGGTTCCCTGATTAAACAAACAGAAAAGACCAAACAGCTGTCTGCTCAGTATTTCCGTCAGAAAGAGGCGCTGAATAATCTCAGGGCGGCGATTCAACGGACGAACTCCACCAGCTCTGTCATGTTGTCTGAAGAAAAGAAACTTGCTAAGGCGGTAAATGATTCTCATCGAGCGCTAAACACGCAAACAAAATCACTTTCAAATCTGCGCAAAGAGCTGAATTTGACAGGACGGTCTCTTGATGACGTGAAGAAGAAACATAAGTTATTGGCCGAACAAAGCGCTGTTGCTTCCCGAGTAAACAACATTGCTAAAGCAAGATCGGGAGTTGAATTTATGGAGAGCTCCTTGGCCGAAAAAGGAATGGGCTCTATGGTTGCGCTCTCGACGTTGGGATCTTCCGTGATGCATTACGCGGAAACACCTGTGAAACAGGCCATGCAAATGGAGGATGCTATGGCCGAGATTAAAAAAGTTGTGGACTTCACATCTCCGGACGGGCTGCAGAAAATGCAGGCGGCTCTTGAAAAAATGAGCTTGTCTATTCCGATTACGGCGGAAGGGTTGGCAAAAATTACTGCGGCAGCAGGTCAAGCCGGCATCGCCGAAAAGGATCTTATTCGGTTTACCGAGACAGCCGCCAAAATGGGCGTTGCCTTCGACATCTCCGCAGAAGAGGCGGGAGAAATGATGGCGAAGTGGCGCTCCGGTATGAACCTGACACAAGATCAGGTCGAAAGCCTTGCAGACGCTACAAACGCGTTGAGCAACAACAATGCGGCAATGGCCAAGCAGGTTGGTGAAGCGTTGAAACGATACGGCGCTCTTGGCAAAGTGGCCGGACTAACTGAAAAACAGACGGCCGCCATGGCAGCTACGATCATCGGAGCCGGAGCCGAAGCAGAGGTCGCTGCAACCGGTATGAACGCATTCATGAGAGCTTTGACGAAGGGCGGCTCAATGACGGATTTGCAGAAGGCCGCTTTCGGGAACCTCGGATTTGACGCCCTGCAGCTCCAAAAAGATGTACAGAAGAATGCTCCGAAGACAATTTTTGCTGTTCTTGAGGCAGTAAAGACCAAACTCCCGAAGGAATTGCAAATGCAATATCTGACGGCTATGTTCGGCGAGGAGGGCGCCAGAGCGATGGGACCAATGCTGGCCAACACGGAAAAGCTGAGGGAAAACTTCGATCTGGTTGCAGAAAGCGAAAAATACGCCGGTTCAATGGAAAAGGAGTTTTTATCGAGAAGTGCTACTACTTCGAACGCCCTGGAACTGGCCTCGAACGCAATGTCTTATTTTGCCAGAGCTGTAGGTGACCCAATGTTGGGGACCCTCAAAGAAAGAGCGTTGGATTTCGTCAAACTCGGAGAGGCAGCCGGAACTTGGATTAAAGAGAACCAAACACTGGTTAAATGGTTCCTTTACATTTCCGGAGTAGTTCTTTCTTGCGTGGCTGTGTTCCACATGCTAAGAGTTGCCTTTTTCGTATTGGGTGCTCCGGTCCTTAAACTTATCACCACAGGAATGAAGTTGTATGAAGGCCTGTTGTTGATCAGGGGAGGATTGTCGACAAATACGGCGGCCATAAAAGCCTACTCCTTTGCCATGTCTGTCTGGAAAGGAGGAATTCTCGTAGCAACAAAAGCCCTTGGAGGCTTGAAGGTGGCTGCAACAGCAGCCGGATCGGCGATGAAATTTATGTTCACAAACCCGATCGGCATGGCCATTACTGCAATTGCGACATTGGTCCTTGCCGGCATCTATCTCTACAAGAACTGGGATGAAGTCAAAGCCAAACTGGTCGAGTTGTGGACGGCCTTTGAGGAAAAATTCCCGGGGCTGGCAGCCACCATGAAAAACATATATGAAGGCTCGATCAAACCCACAATCGACGGGATAAAGACCACATTCCAAGGTCTGATCAGTTTTATTTCCGGAGTTTTCTCCGGAGATTGGACTAAAGCTTGGGAAGGCGCAAAAACTTCCTTCTCCGGATGCTTCCAGGCGCTCCCGGAGTTTGCCAAAGGTCCGCTCAATCTTGTGATTTCTCTGGCCAATAAGGCTATTGCCGGTTTGAACTCTCTCGGATCGTTCACGGTTCCGGATTGGGTTCCGGGCGTAGGCGGCAAGAGTATGGGGATCAACATTCCCCAGATTCCGATGCTTGCGTCCGGCGGCATCGCGACAGGGCCGTCCTTGGCAATGGTCGGCGAAGGCAGGGAGCCGGAAGCGATCCTCCCGCTTTCCCGCTTGGGCGGCATGATGGGCGCCGGCGGTCCTTCCATCTCTGTCAACTTCTCTCCTGTGATTCAGATCACAGGTGCCGGAGCGGTCAGAGAAGACGTCCAGTCAGGGCTGAGAGCCGGAGTGGCAGACCTGAAGCGCGAGCTTGAGCGCCTGCTGAATTCTGAGCGCCGCTTGTCTTATGCCTAATTGGAGGCCTTATGTACAAAACGATTCAGGGCGACACATGGGATATTGTCGCCAAGAAACTGCTGGGGAGCGAAATGTACATGTCCGACTTAATCCGGGAGAATCCGGATTATCAGGAATATGTCATTTTCCCGGCAGGGGTTGAGCTCAACGTTCCGAAGGTCGAACAGACAACCGCTCAGGAAGAGTCGATGCTGCCGCCATGGAAGAGGAAGAACAGAAATGTCGGGACCTAGACAAACAAGGCTTCGGCTGCTGCTTTCCAAAAACGAAACAGACGTGTCCGAAGACCTTTGCAAAGATCTGCTCTCATGGTCATTTACCGATCATGAGAGCGGCCAAGCAGACGAAATCAGCCTGACGCTCAAAGATAATGAAGGGAAGTGGGCCGGGAGCTGGAAGCCTGACGGCGGTGAGAACATCAAAATGTACTTGTCCGCCGGCACCACGGAAGAACCTGGGCCGGAGGCCTTCCTAGGAACATTCTTTGTTGATTATCAGAGAATCTCCGGAGCACCTCGGGTTTACGAACTCCGAGCCGTGTCTATTCCGCTCAATAAGCCTGTCCGGAAAACTCAGAAAAACCGTGCTTGGGAGAACCATTCTCTTCAGGAAATCGCACAAGAAATCTGCAGGGATGCCGAATTAGAGCTTTTCTTTGATTCCGTCGAAAATCCTCAATACCAGCGCATTGATCAGTCTCGCCAAAGCGATATGGCCTTCCTGCAGCATTTGTGTGAGGATGCCGGACTCTCGATCAAAGTCACGGATAAAACGATTGTGATTTTCGGCCAGGAACGCTACGAGAAAAAAGATCCCGTTTGCGCTATGGAGATCGGCGTCAGTGACATTCTGAGCTACACCTTCGAGGTTTCTCAGAGCGACACCTATAAAGCGGTCAAAGTGAAGTGGCGAAGTCCTTCCGCTAAAAAGAAGGATCAGGCGGCCGGTTACGACCTCAATCTGCAGAAAGTGAAGGCGGCCAAAGCCATCGAATACGACTTTTATCTGCAGAAGGTGGACAAGAACGGCAAGGGATCAAACCCGGCTGTTTTTGAATACACGTACACAGATCCGGAAGCCGATGAAAACGGCCAGGTTTTTGAGATGAAAAAGCGCTGTGCTTCGCTCGAAGAGGCGAAACGGCTGGCCAAAGCCAAGCTCCGTCAGCTCAACAGCAGAAAAATCACCGGAGACATGACCGTTATCGGAACCCCGTTCTTGTGCTCCGGTACCGTTATTAAGGTAGTCGGCGCCGGTGCCTTCAGCGGCAATTACATCATCGAAGAAGCAAACCACAGCGGCGGCAGTTCAGGATACACAACGGGCCTGCGGCTGAGGCGCGTCAACAAGGAGTATTAAGGTGTTGTTTAAAGCAAATGAAGAAGACCGTGACGCGGTTTTGGCAATCCTCAAAATCGGTGAGGTGACGGACATCGATCCCGCAAAGTGCAAGATCCGGGCAACGTTCGATGATGAGGACGGAAAAACGAGCTACTGGCTCCCGGTGCTTCAAAGAAAGACATTGCACGATAAAGATTTCTGGCTGCCCGACGTTGGCGAGGACGTCCTTTGTCTCTTTTTTAATGAGGCAGAAGAGGCCGGATTTGCGGTCGGAAGTTTTTACGCCGGAGACGTGGATGTTCCCGGGCAGTCAGTTGACATTCGAACTGTGAAATTCAAAGACGGATCAGAATTCAGCTACAACCGAAACAGTCACGAATTGAAGGGCGTTATCGGCAGCACAAACTTCACGCTGAATCGTCAAAACATTGCGATTTCGGCGCCGGAAACAATCTCTCAGAGCTCCAAAAAAGTTGAAGTCGAGGGATCCAATCAGGTCGCCATTAAGGGCGGGACTTCGGTTGACATTACGACGCCGACCCTAAATCTCAACATCGGCGGCACAACGATGACGTTGAACAACTCAAGCGCTACGATCTCGAGCCAAACCGTTAATTTCGCCGGAACGCTGAACATTAAGGGCAACTGTTCCGTTGAAGGGAATTTCTCTGTTACCGGGAATATCACGGCAAACGGCACCGTTCACGGAACCAATATTTAATTAGGAGGGCACAATGGCCTTCGGAGTAACCGGATTATTCGGGACTCTCCCGTTTGTCTGTTCTTCAAACATCGTGAACACGTTTAAAGACGTGAATAGAGACCTGGCAACAAAATACGCCCGCCACGATGTGATCGGCAGAAAACCTGTTCTTGAATGGGTCGGGGAAGAGCCGGACAAAATAAGTTTCAAGATCCGTTTCGACAGTTCTCTGAACTCGCCTCCCGAGGCGGGTTTGTTTTTATTGAAACGAATGCTTGACTCGCACAAGCCTCAGAGGCTCCTTCTGGGGCCGCGCTACATGGGTAAGTTTGTTCTCGAGTCAATCTCAGAAGAGCGTCGTTTTCACACGGGCCTAGGCGTCTGCCAGGTTGCCGAAGCAACAATTTCATTAACGGAATGCGGTGAAGAAAATGCAGCACGTCCTTAATTTATCCCAGCCGATTTCATTTGCGCCCGGCACTGTGGCAGCGGAAGTTCTGCAGAACGTCAGAACGATTCTCGCAACTCGAAAAGGGACCGTTCCTCTGGATCGAGACTTCGGGCTTGAATGGGAGTATGTAGATAAACCCATTCACATTGCCAAAGCGCTCATCCAGGCTGAAATTATTGAGGCTGTCGAGAGATGGGAGCCCAGAGCCGTGATCGACAAAATCGAATTCGGAGAACAGGCCGAGGATGCAATGGACGGCCTTTTGAATCCAATTATCACATTGAGCATCGGAGGCGGAAATGCCTGAGACATTACCTCGCTGGGGGATGCCGGATGTCAATTTCATTGAGACAGATCCGGAGAAAATCAAATCAGACATCATCAATCGTTATGAGACTGCCACCGGCCGAACACTCAGCGCTGGAGATCCGGTCCGATTGTTTTTGCTGACGATTGCGTCCGAAATTATTCAGCTGCGGCAGGTTTTTAACCATGGGGCGCAGCAGAATTTACTCACGTATGCACAAGGACAATATTTAGATGCCCTGGGCGTGTTCCTCGATACGGCCCGACAGCCCGCAGATAAAGCCGTCACGACAATTCAATTCACACTCACACAAGCGCTTTCGAGCGCTTTTTTTATACCTGCAGGTTTTCAGGTGAGCGCCGGGAATGTCATATTTGAAACGACCGAACTGGTGACCATTGCTCCGGGAGATCTGCAAGGGACGGCGCAAGCGGAATGCACGCAGGCCGGCATTATCGGAAACGGGCATTTATCCGGGCAAATTTCTACGATTGTGGCGCCTCTGGCATTTTTGGCCAGCGCCGTAAACACGACGGAATCGATCGGCGGGTCAGACATTGAGAGCGATGCGAGTTATGCCGAGCGCCTGCGCCTGAAACCCAACAGTTTTTCTGTGGCCGGCCCGGAGAAAGCATACATTTTCCATGCTTTTTCAGTCTCTCCTTCCATCATTGACGTAGCGATCGATTCGCCGACTCCCGGTGTGGTGAATGTTTACACGTTGCTGACCGGAGGCGCGCTGCCGTCAACGGCGTTTCTGCAGGAAGTTGAAGACTATCTGTCCGGAGAGGAGATCAGGCCGCTGACCGATGAGGTCCATGCTAAAGCACCGACAGCTTCTTCGTACAGCGTCAACGTTGACTATTACGTTCTGCAGAGTGATGCAGTGAGACTCTCTGCGATTCAGACGGCTGTTCAAGCAGCTGTGAACGATTACGTTTCGTGGCAGCAAGCCAAAATCGGCAGAGATATCAATCCGGATGAACTCATTAAACGAGTTCGCGATGCTGGCGCCGGCCGGATTCTTCATTCAACCCTTACGCCAGCTTTTAAGACATTAACCAAATCTCAAGTTGCCCAATGCTCGTCCGTGACAGTGACATTCAAGGGCCTGGAGGATGGCTAAATGAAAACATTAAATGATGTCGCCTTAGGCGATCTGCTGCCTGACAGTATTTCGTCAGATCAGCAGGTACAAAAATCTGCAGAAGCAATCGACCCGGAACTGAAAACAGTTTCGGGTTTCTTGTTATTGGGCGCTGTGCTGGCCAATGTCGATAAATTGACCAGCACTCAGCTGGATCATATTGCCTACTCGTTTGACCTCACGACTTGGCGAGATTATTGGCCTTTGAGCCAAAAACGGCAGGTCGCCAAAACCGTTGTGGCGCAGAAATGCCGCATGGGCACATTGTCGGCAGTCAAAAAAGTCCTCGAATCTCTCGGTTCTGCCGTTTCTATTACGGAATGGTGGCAGAAAACACCCAAGGGCACACCTCATACATTTGAGGTGGTTGCCTCTATCGGAGCCATATCCGGAGGACTGAGCGCCAATGCTCAGGAAGACTTTTTCAGGCTACTGGACGAAGCCAAGCCTGTTCGAAGTCACTACACATTCACCGTCGTTCAGTCGCTGCTTGGAAATCTACAAGTTTCCGGAACGATTCGATCGGCTTCTTTTGCGCGTTGTTCTTCTGAAATAACGCCGCTCACAACTTAAATCAGCGTGACACCGCTCATGAGACCGGTTTCTTACGCACGCATCTGATCACCCATTGAAAATTTAGGAGTTTTGATATGCCTAACGTAGTCATTACGTCGGCAGGACTTGCCGCGCTCGTAAATGCTGAAAACAACGGAACGCTCCCTGTAAAAATTACTAAATTCGGCCTTGGAACCGGGAACTACACACCGTCTGCAGATCAGACAGCTCTTCAGAGCAAATTTAAAGAGATCACTGCGCTATCCGGCGGGGATGTTGGAGACAACACGATTCACGTCACGATGAGCGACACAAGCTCTGACGCTTACACGGTCAATGAAGTGGGCGTGTACCTTGAAGACGGTACTTTGTTTGCCGTCAGTTCTCAGCCGACCGGCGCGATTTTGCAGAAAGCTGCCGGCTCTCAAGGTCTTCTCTCGGTTGACTTGGTTATCAGCGGAGGCACCTCCGGGATCACTGTCGACGGAGATACGAACTTCTTCAATCCTCCGGCTACAACACAAGTGGCCGGAGTTGTGAAGTTGGCTTCTCTTGATGAAATCAAGACCGGCACAAACTCGACAAAAGCGGTTACCCCGAGTGGCGTTTTCAATTTCGTGAAGACTTATGTCACGGAAGCCATTGAAGCGCTTAAGACACTTCTTCGCAAAGAGATAGCTGCGGCAGCACTGGCAGCGGTTCCGATTGGCACGGTTATTTATTACCTTGGCACCGAAATCCCTGACGGTTATCTGCTGACCAACGGCGCCAGCGTCTCCAAGACTGACTTCTCGGACCTTTACGGCGTCATCGGAGACAAATTCGGCAACGTCGATTCCGCGCACTTCAACCTCCCGAATACGCATCACAGATTTTTGGAGGGGACAACCACCCTTAGTGAGGTGGGAACCTACATCGAAGCGGGAGTACCGAATATTCTCGGTTATTCAAATATTGCAGGGTACTACGATCTTGCGACTACTTCCGGAGG